GGTTGGGGGTGTACGTCTGCACAAACTCGGGGTCTTTGAAGTCTACAAAGTTTGCATCGCCGCTACTGTCCGTAAACGATAAGGAGAACGGGGCTAAGAAATCACTAGGGACTGATAAGAACTTGTTTGACGCAGACATTGCACCAGCCGCGTTTTTGCGGAACAAACTGAGCTGGACGTTCTTGAGGATGCGCTCCTCGGTAAGTCTTATGAACAAGGGAAGGTTCGAGACAAAAGATGTCTCGTTGTTTTCCGTGTAATTTTGAATTGCAGTCTTTAACTGCGTGTATGTAAAACTCATGTCATCACACTATTGTTATGTTTCCAACCATACCACTATGGTTTGTGCATTGATACACTAAAGATGTATCGCTTGGTTCGTGAGGTACGATGAACTGTGTTAACCCTGTAGTAGAGTTATAGTTCTCAGTGACCCCTGTTGTAAAAGCAGACCCTCCTGATGAAACTCTTATTTGTAAAGGATGACCACTTACATTTGCTGTATTATCAATCAAATAAGTATGTCCTTTATAAAAAGTAAAGTTTGGGTTGTTTCCAGATGTAGCTCCGGGGCCAGTAAATGTAAATGCGGACGATCCGTTTACACCCGCAGTATATTTAGTCACAGGTCCAGTTGTCTCATCATTTAATCTAACCCATGCGGCAGCGTGTGCGAAGTACAACCCTCCCGTCGCGTGAACGTGCGCCACTGCGCCATGATATGTTCCCGCACTAGGTAAGTCGCTAAGATTTGCATAATAAAACACAATTCTGTTTGCACCAGAACTTACATCTATAATCCCATCAGAATTTATTATGTCCGTTAGTGTCGTGCCGTTTCCTAAAGCTGCATATACTTCATCAAAATTATCATTAATTTTATCTGCACCTGAACGAAGAGTATCTCCTGTTCCATCGTTAGCTGATGATCCTATGCCTACTGCTTGCTTTGTCATGTCTTATCCCTCGTCAAATGTTTTTGTGGTGGAATCTAATGTTACAGATGTACTATCAAATCTTGAAGCTGTTGAGCTACCAGAAATAACTGTAACAGAATCAACAAATGCTGGCGCAGACAGTCCTGCCATATACGCTATGTTCTCCGCATCTGGGTTCGCAACAGTGATTACTGTTACTGTGCTTATTTCGCCAACAGATTCTAAATTACTAGGGGGGGTTAAACCAAGAATGCTGTTAAACCCAACAGGATTAAACCCGTACTGTATGTTCCGTTGCTCAGGCAAATTCTGTTCTGGGCGTGGATTTCTAAGGGCCTGTGGATCAGGAGTGGCCCTAAGAGGATCAAGTTGAGGTTCTTTGCGTTCCCACTCGTCTTTACCGACTAAAAGGCCGTTCCACTCTTTTCTCATGTCTCTTAGGCGATAACGGAACCCAGAACGATCAGATATGCCGTATGCAGACTTGCCCGTAGCATACTTAGACATAGCGGTAATTCCTCAAGTCTGGAGCAACGCGGAAAGACGCACGGTCCCTATCTTCGTCCATTGCACGAGTCAATTCCTCTTCATACACTGTTTTTAGCATCTGAACGCGGTCTGGAGCACGTTTTAGGGCTATATAATAGGCCAAACCAGCAGCTAAAGCAGGGTAAAAACGGAAGGGGATTTGTATAGTATTAGTGAAATTATCGGCATCATCTATGCGAATAAGGGCGTCATAAAGGACCACATCGGTGCTATTATCGGGCAAAGGCCACAGTTGAAGCACTGGATTTATTGATCTATCGACGAAAAACTGCGTGGGACGCCCAGTAGTCGTTTTTGTAGGTATATTTAGGTATTCGTCACGACTAATGCGATTTAGGGCAAAATCAGTGCCACTTCGACGTACAACAAGGGATAATATGTCGATTACGTCAGCCCCTAGAGGCTCATCACCATCTCCAGAGGTTACAGTGAAGTTTTTTTGCGCAATAGTCCATTGATTAAGGCCACGATTGGCCCAATCAGCAAATAAAAGGTTCAAAGAGCGCTTTGCGGTCTTTAAATCGTACCCTGTTCGCACTTCTAAGCCGCAACGCTCAAAAGCCTCTTCAATGTAGTCTGCTACATCTAATTCAAAGTCCTTGGAGCCTGATACGGTCATGTCATTCCTCGTTATAAAGGTTATCGAAAACCTTGTTAACATCTAATGTGTAGTCTAAATCAGATTTAGAATAATGTATATGCTGAGATGGTTTAAAGTCAGGAGCGCCTTCTCCCGTCTGGAACCACGCAGGGTGCGTTACGCGCACACGGTTGTTAGGTAACGCAACAATATTACCCGTCCACTCACCAGCATCTAATAGCTGAAGTACATGGTTTTGCTTATGTTGCGCTGGATCGTCAGCGACCTCGCTATCTGTGTAATCAACGGTAAATAGATACTTTGCAGGGTGCATTTCACCGTTAATTTTCGCCATCCACGGGCAAGGAGTGGTTCTATCCATAACATAGACAGAATTAGTATGAGAGGCGCAATCCCAAGGCTGTGCGTCATATGTTTTCATAGGTTCAGGCCATTCTTCTAAGGGAATGTCACCTACAAGTGCAGTTATTGGCATTCTAGCCCACATTGCACCACCATGCACTGTGTCTTCATCTTCGCCTTCGGCCTCATTTCCAGTAAATATAACCTGAAAACTTAAACATCTGTTTGGTATTGTTGTTACACCAATGACCATAGCGTGCAAGAATTCGCCGTGATAATCCTCATGATTATGAGTGTATTCACGACGAACCCATGCCTTAAAATAAGGTATATTGCTGTGCAAATAAGCCATATTTTTAAGTTGCTTTTACTATTTTATAGCCCTTGGGAAGTGCTGCTCTTGCTGAAGCAAGTGACTTCTTACCGCCAGCGGCTCCACCTTTTGTCATACGCATGACTTTTTTGCCACCAGTAGCTCCACCTTTGGACATACGGCGAACTGTTTTACCACCAGTAGCTCCACCTTTAGACATTTTCTTAACTTTGCCACCGCTTCGGTAGCCTTTTTTCTTCATAGCCATGATAAACTCCTTATGATTGGCTTACAGCGCCTGTTGTGCGCTTTCTTCGGTTGGACATTATTTTACCGCAACCCCTTGCAACAGCAGTGCCGGGTACGTTTTTGCCATTAAACTTACGTTTAGAATTAGTTTCTACAGCACCACCATTTTCCATGTTACGAACTTTAGCGTTTTTAGTATTAGATACCACAGTTTTTCCCTTTGCTCCTGCACGTTTCTTTTTACGAGCAGTTTTTGCACGTTCTTCTTTAGAAAGGCTTTGAGCTTTTTTGCGAGGCAAGCAACGATCTGGGTTTTTCTTATCTTTTGACGTACCACAAGGGCCTTTTATGGAACCGTCAGTGCCGATACGAACCCAATCTTGATCTACCCAATCTTTAAGCTCACCCATTAGCTTTTCTTCTTTTTCTTACCCTTTGCGCCTTTAGCGTAATTAGGGTCTTTGCAGTATTTAGAAGCAGCCATATTCGCATAAGCACTTGGATATGTATCAAATGTTCGTTTAGCCCACGCCTTTCCAGCAGGACATATTTTACTGCCTTTAGATTTTTTTGAAGCGGCCCCACCTTTTCTAAAGTAACTTAAACCTCTAGGCATATCGTCCCTTTTTTGGGGCGGTTTGGTGATTTGATTACTCATTTGACTACGACCTATTGCCATTTAACACTTCCAACGCTTGCGAGCTTGCCTCAAACGGCTGTTAGGGTCTTTTGCCGCTTTTGGAAACTTCTTCATCTGCCCAGCAGATCGTGCGCAGTAAGACTTACGCCTCTTCGCGTCCTTACTTCCGGGCTTAACCTTCCCTGTCACCGCTGTTTTAAGCTTAGAACCGGGGTTTTTACTACGATATGCCTTTACGCCAGCTTTTGTCATTCCCGCCCCAGACTTTGTGGGGCGGAAGTTCTTTTTGTTGCGCTTTGGCATCTCGCCTTTTTTAGAATCAGCCATACTCTTTCCGCATAGACATAATTATGGTGTAAGTATCTGCGCTAGTGTGGCCTACAGTCGTGAAAAGGACATCACCAGTTTTGCCGCTTCCAGAATTGTTTGAAAGACCACCAAAATTAGTGTAATCTTGATTACCACTTTGGTTTTCACCTAACTCAATACAGAAAACATTAGTTGAAGCGTCAAAAAGTATTTGAACCTTCATGCCAATGCACTGCCACCATATTTTTTCTATGACAACACCTGTACAAACTTTACCGCGAGAGTTTTTAGCCAAACCACTAACATCAACCTTAACAACCGCAGCTTCACCAGAACCATCGGAAATATTAGTAAATTTTTGAACTACTTTTTTGTCGCCATCTATAAGCGTCTGTGTCGCTACCGCATCAGCCATATTAATCTCCTATATGTAGCGGTGGGGCTTTCACCCCACCAGATTAAACATTAGCCGTTGTCATGGTCTACGGCCATGCCAGTGATGCGAATCCATACTTTACCAGCGGTGTACGCTGCG